TCAGCCGTAGTAAAAGGCGTGCCATCGCTACTATTTGGTTCTGTAACTGATGTTGCACCATTATTGTTATCTAAGCAAATATAAAGTTTATTCTGAGATTTAACAAAAGCATAATAGGCTTCATCTTCTAAATCAATGAGATTAGAATATGGAGTAAACACTTTCGTATTAGTCGTCCAATCCCTACGCTTAATTGCTAATGTAACATCTTCGGGCCTAATCAACTTTAAAGCCATAATAGCTTTTCGAATAGAAGCATCATCACTTATCGAGTCTATTGGTTCTGGTAATTCACCGCCGCTTGGGCTATCAAAATCATAAGGCCGACCATAGAAAAGATAAAGTTTATCTAATGCGAGGTCGATGCGACCTTTAAAATCACTCAAAAATTTTGATCTAATTTCTTTTTTAGATAAAGATCTGTTTGTAGTGGATGTTGCAGTTGCATCCGGTGTGTTTATTGTTACGCCCATGATTAATATGTTATTTTTAAAGTTGTGTTTAAGTAATCTTCTTTTATATATGTTTTGTCTACGGCTGGTGGACTATCTAAACCAATATCATCTACGTTAAAATAAGTCTGATTCGTTATGAAAACTACTCCTGGTATATTTATACGTTGTAGTGCAGGTGGTGAATCATCATCATCAGCTATCAAACTTACTGGCACAAAATTCAATGGTTTGAAGTCTTCGTTACTAACCTCTAACTTTTGCGTTGGAAGTGTCTTTTCAGTGTTATGAAATGGTTTTTCTCCTGCAGGGTGTAATAACTCTACATAAAAAGATTTGTATTGCGAAAATTCTTGGTCTGACGCAAGTTCATACGAAAACTTTTGAAAGAAATTAGAATCTTGAAGTACTATATCATCTGAGAGTCTACCCTTTTCATCTCTGTATCGACCGCCTTCATCTATTAATAAGTCAAAATTTAATGTAGTTTTTAATCCTGCGGGAATAGAAACATTAAGCCTTTCTTCATATGTAGAACCAACAAGATAAGAAGATTCCCAATCGCTACCAGGAGAATCAACTGCAGACCAAAAACCATCAGCTTCAGTGATTGCAGTTGGTAAAGTATCAAAAATCTGTGTACCGTTTTGAAGAGACCATTTATTTGTTGCAGTATCAAAAAAGATATATCTAGTATCTTCTAGGCCAAAATCAGTTTGACCATATCGTACCTGACCATCAATAGTTCTTGGAACATATGTTCCGTTAATGTTCGCTACGGCTGCATTACTTATAGTTATAGTAGTTACTTTCTTTGATATGGTACCATTTCCATCTGTACCTAAGCACGTCTCATAATAATGCATCATATCTGTCGAACTAGCATCCATAAAATCTCTTATCGCTGGAGACACATTACTATCTACTGTATTACCAGAACCGTATGAAATAATACGTAATTTTGTTACTTTTCCATCATCAACTGAATCAACCCGAGCATAGAATGTAGCATCTAAAAATTCTGGTATAAAAACTAAATCACCAACACTATAGTTTGATCCACCATGAATAATATTAAATGATTTAAGTGTTCTATAAGGCTTTCCATATTTGTTACCATCTTCATCTTCAATATCAAAGTTTGGAAGAAAATTTCCAATTAAAGTATTTTTTTGCAGATTGAACGTTGTGATTGTTTCATCATACGTTTCTTTAGTAACAGAAGACACAAGCGCTTCGGCTATGATACTACCACCGACTGTTTTCTGTGAAATTCGTTTTGTTACTGCACCCTGAGCATCATTACCAGTATTATTAAATGTTCTTATAAAAAGATTTTCGTTATAACCTCCACTCGAAGGTATCAATACTTTTGTCCAAGGCTCAAATAACGTAACATTCTTATTAAAGAAAAGCCTAAAGAACGCATCAATCATTTGAATATTACCACGAGCATCGTAGTAATCAACTAAGCGTTTAATAAGAAATTTTCTAGTTACAACACTCGAAGCTGGAATATTCTTTGCTACAGTCTGTGACAACTCTTCAATAAAAGTTGCTTCACTTACTCGATCTAAATCTCTATTTTCTGTAATACCAGATATAAGAGAAGAAGCAACATCTACATACTCTTCGTTTTCTGTCCTAGATTTAAAAAATTCGCTGTCATATTCATTTTCATAATATTCTTTTAAGAATTTTACTATTCCAGTAGAAGTTCCTTTTAAAAACTCTGGCAGCAGACTATTGACTCTGCTTTTCTCGTGATTATTATCCATTAATTATATCCGCCGCCCGTAGGTGTAGTAGTAGTAGTAGTAGTTGTAGTAGTAGTAGTTGACGAAGCTGCAGATGAAGATGACGCTGAGCCAGCACTTACCGTAGAAACACTATTACCACCAGTTATTGTTGTCGATGATGTGTCCGTAACTTGAGCAGCATCTTCTTGTTCAGCTATAGCTTTAGCTCGTATAATATTATCACTTGTTATTATATCTTTATCTGTTACTTGAATATTTGTTTTATTTAAATCAAGTGATAATATATTGTTCTCAGAACTTGAAATATTATAAGACCTTGGTGTTGCAGTAATTTCAATTGTTGAATCAGCATCTGTTGGAAGAGGATTAATCTCTAATAAACCTGTTGCAGGATATAAGAAACCAGCTTCGAAATCTGTTGCAATTCTTTCATTACTATTAGTAATTCTTATTAGCTTCAGACGGCGTTTAGTTGTGTCATTAGCAATTGGTCTGTCTTCTAATTCATAACGAAGAGAATTAAATTCCCAAGTGGTTGTAGAAATAAATGATTGTGTTTGACCAGCGTCACCAAACATATTAAACCTAAAATTAACGTTACTAACTTGTGTATTATCTTTAGCAATGTTAAATTTCTTGTAACAGAAAACCTGTGCTAATGAATTTAAAACAGATACATCAGTTTCATCAACGGCTTTCAGAAATGTTGAGTATCTAAAATCATTATTAAATTCTTCAAATGAATTATTAAATGTTACTATCGCGGTTTCAGCTCTTGATGCAAGTTGGTTTTCGCTTAAACCTGTTTTATTTTTATCAAACTTAACCGATAGATTAAAGAATACAAATGTAATGTCGGGGTCAACCACTTCAGTATCAATAGCTATAATCTTTTTATTTTTCAAGAAGTCTGTTATCTGTGATTTCTGTAGGTCTGTTAGTACGTCTTCATCACCTTTGGGTTTTATAGCAATAAACACTTTACCGTATTGAGGCGGCGTAGTGTCTTGACCACCGAACACCAATATGTCTTGAATAATATTACCAAATCGTTCGTTTATTAATGCGGTATAGTCGTTTGTTGTAACTGCTCTATTTTTAGAGATAAAAGAAATTGGAGCATTGAACTTAATATTTTCAATAGTATTTCTTTCTGCGCCAAAAGCAGATTTAGATGCGGTTTCTATTGTTTTAATATCATCAATAGGGAAATCGCCTCCATACGTACCAAAAGAGAAAACATTTATATCGTTTGCTGCTTCACCTTGCGTCGAAACATATTCGCATATAATTACAGCGCCTGGAGATGGCTTTTTACCGAGAACATCATCACCAAATTCGATCTGATAAAAACCTTCATAGTTTTCATATATGTAGTACACTTCCGAAGTACTTTGCACATCATCACCAATTGCAAATAGACTATATGTTCGGGCAGTTGAATCTAATGCTGATTCATTTTCTTTAACTCTTACTACAAGGCTTGTTTTATCAATGTCTTTATCATCAATAATAAATTGCTGATTGATTAAATTATTATATACAAATCTTTTTGTTTTAGATGTACCTTCTCTTACAGTTACACCATTAAAAACATATTCTCCATTTACTGGCAAAACATTAGCTGAATCACTTGTAGTTTTAAATGTGTATGTTACGCCATCTACTTTACCAGTAAAAGAAGTACCTTCAGGTATACTTAGTGCAGCGGTCTGACCACCCGCATCGAGGCGAAGGTTAAGAGAAGCAGTAGAAGCTAGTCGACTTTGCGGAACATAACCAATTAGCTTAGCATGAGAAACTACATTAGATCGAATCTGTGCCGTGTCCAAGAAAGACTCATTTACTGACATGTGAGCATTAACAGCATTGTAATGTGTATTATAAGCAAGAATGTCTAGTATCTGATTTAAACCAGAGCCGTCAAAGTCCAAATCTTTAAATGGCGAATCAGTCCTTTTGAAAAAGGTTTTAATATTATCTTTGATTTTATCAAAATCAAGTTCTGTAGTTTTTAATTGTTTTGCCATTATCGTAATCTTTCAAGTGCGAATGAAATTTCTTCTTGTGTGTTTGAGGCTTGTACAAGAAACGAAATTGTAACGTTGAATAAGTTTCTATCAATATCAGCGATTACTTTTACTTGTGTGTTTCTAACTCTTGGTTCATGCCTACGAATTGTTTTTATTATTTCCTCTTGTAAAGAAAATGCAACAAAGGGTGTGACTGGTTCAAATAAATAACGTGTAACATTACCACCGATACCCATTTGAAAAGGTCTTTCACCTTGATTTGTTAATATTAAATTTTTAATAGATTGCTTAACTGCATCTAAATCTTTTAAAGGAAGAATATCTTTTTTAACTGGGTGTTCTTTAAATGCTAAAGATATATCAGTGTACAAAGAACTAAACGCAACTGTGGTTGCTTTTACATTTGTATTTGAATCTGATAGTCCAGCCATAGTAACTATTTATACTAATTAAGGAAGATATTTGGTGCTGTTGTTGTTTGATTTCCACCATAAGCTTCTGTACAAGTTCCACCAGTTGTTTGATTAAGAGTTGATCCAATTGCTTCTTTTTGGAATGAACCGATTATGATATCCTCAAAACCTTTAACTCTTTTTATTACATTACCATCAACCTGAATATTCCAATTACCTTTAATGTATGTTGAACAATTAGCATCAACTGTAAGATTACAATTTCCTATGACATTTACATTTTGATTTTTGACAACAACCTGAAAATCATTACCAACAATAACACTTGTTTCATCTCCAACTGGTGTAATTTCTCTATACGTACCTGTTCTATGAATCGTTGAGATTCTTTCTTGACCAGGTGTAACGTCAACTTCTATAGTGTGAGCGTTTTCTTCTTCATCATTCGCTTTCTCATATGAAATAACGTGATTCTTCGGGTACATTGGAGCAACAACATCGTCAATTGGTGGAAAGGCCCAATTATGCTCATGTACTGCATTTGCTGTTGGAACAATATCGTGTTCATCTCTCAATTCTACTTTCTTCAAATAAGGAAAAGCAGATTTATACCCGTTTTCTAAAGTCTTAGCTGCTAAAGGTGTTTCTGAAATATCTAATTTATTTGCGGCGGGGTATCTTTGGTCAGGGTCAGTAAATCCTTTTTCATAGTTTACTGCAGATGAAATAGAGGGTATACTGCCAAGAACAATAGGGTCTTGAGCATTTGGTCCATCACGAAAGAATCCAACAACCCATGAGCCATGAAGTAATCCTGTTGCGGATTGACCAACTTCTGTCATAGACGCTGATGTTACCGGCACCATAGGTGTCGCCCATGGTAATTCTTCTGTTGGTATTTCTACTTTATCTGCATTATGGTATCCATAACATCGTACACGTACACGGCCCATTTCTTTTGGATCGTTAATGTCTTCGATAACGCCTGTAAACCAAGCAAATGTTTGTCCTATAAAATTTTCAATCATAACGTAACTGACATTGAATCTTTTTTAACTCTCACATTAGTAAAGTATTCTCCGTCTTTTGATGTATGTACTGCAGATATAATTAAGTATTTACCACTTAAATTATCATCATATTTTTCTGCCTGTGATGTATCTCTGGTTAAGGGGTCTTGCGATTTTGGAAACTTTAATTCAACAACTCGACCTGCATTTAAAAATGAATCTCCGAATAGTTCTACATCATGTGTAGTTGCATCAAGATTTTCACTAAATGATCTCACAACATGACCATTTTCTTTTCTTAGGTTGTTATTATTCTTTGTAGCGCCTTCGAATGCAAATTCATTTGTTGAAATATATTCGCAATGTGCTTTAAAAGTAGTTGAGTAATCTATTTCTGCAGTAGTTGAAAGAGATGAGTTTTGATTCAACGTATTACCGAGTGGGAAATCATTATATGTAAAATCTAATTTTGTATATGTTTTATTACCGTAATCTAAGTAGTTGTTTTCTGACGCATAAGCACCAGCCACTGAATTAAAAGGCTTTCCAAATTTTAAGTTTGAGTCACAGGAAATTATTCTAGTTCTTCTTTGAATGTAGTCATCTTTTGTCAGTGCTTTCCCACTAAATTGTTTTCCATCAAAATACGTTTCATAAACTTCTTCTGCTACTAAATCGGATTGCGCAGCTATTACTACTTGGCCAGTCAATCGCTGAAAAACATAAAAAGGCGATCCCACATCATTGAAAGAATTTTTTCTAAAGTGTTCAATTGCTTGAAGAGGATGTTGCCATCTTAAAAGTCCTCTAGCACGAGAAATACCAGAGCCCTTTTCAACTAAATTTGTAACACTTAAATCAGTGTTTAATATTTTTTTAATCTCATCAATTGTGTTGTTATTATAAGAACGAGATATCTTAAGTGTTTTGTCAACTACCGAGAATGAAGCGACTGCTGATATAACATATGATTGAACGTATTCATTATCACTACGCGAATATTTTGGTATATCAGTGATAGTTAAATCTAATTGAATGTCTTCTTCTGCGCCGTCTTCATGTTTATTTCGTGTTATAACAAAAGAAATCTTTTCTTGCCCAATAATTTGTATGGTTTCAATAGTGTTACTAGCGTCGACGACTGTAATTGATATAATTAAAGATGTACTATAAATGCTTTCTGTAATCGAAAAACCTGATACGATTGGACTAATATTAAACGATTCACCTTTGTGATTCGTAATAAGCACTGACTTAAGACTAATTGAAGATGGCACAAAAGCGTCTGTGCCTTTTCCAAAATTTTTAGGTACACTATTCATTAATCAAATTTTTATATTCATCAACAAAATTATCAATCAAGGCGGGCTGAATAACTTTAATTAGAGACCGTTCGTCATCTTCATTTTGATGGTATTTCGCATAAGAAGTAAAATCAGTTGTTCGAATGATGTCACCAGATGTTGAGTCAAAAACATTATAACTATAAGGTGCGTTTTCTGCATTAGCAAAACCATCTAAAGCAAATAAGTTATTACCTGCAAATACTTCAGGCGAAGGGTCATAACCAGTAATAGCAAATGCTTCTTGCTCTACATTATTTAAAATAGAATAATTACCAACAAGCCAAATTTGTTGACGTGTCTCATCAATCTTATGAATCTTTATACCAGAATCAGAACCAAGTGTGATTGTTTCTGTTAATGGTGATGTCATTCCGCAAATCTCGCGAAGAGTTTCAGCAGATACTGTTAAAACAGAATAAGGACTATATGTATCTTTAATAAACTCTTCTAAGTGTTGTTGACCTTTTGGCCATGCGTCAATGCCGGCTTTTAAGAAATCATTTGCAATAAAAAATGTCCAGTAATAATCAGAAGAATTATATAGTCTTTGAGACATCTGATCTGGTCTTTCACCTGATTCAACTCTTTCAAGTGTGTAATTAACATAGCCATCTATAAGCTTTTCATTTACATCAACATTACGAAAGATATCAGTGATTTGACTCAAATCACCATCAAGTTTGAGGTCGTATAAAGCGCGAGGAAATTGTGTAAAAAAAGACATTTTTAATTAGGCTAGATTTGATATATCAGGCGGGTTGCCAAGGTAGACATCTGAGTTTAAGCCACCTGGGTTTTGGAATGTGTTAAAGTTTCCCTCTTCATCTAGTTCATTTTCTAACTCGTCAATATCATTTCTTGTAAGAGCTCGTGTTTCTTGAAAAGTAACAGACAAGTCAATTTCTACCGGTGCAGCGTTATTAAAGAAAATATTTGCATTAGGATTATAGTTTGTTTCAACCGTAGTAAGATAGCATTCAAAAAGCTTTGGCATAAATTGATTTTCATATAGTGCTCCGCCTTCTGCAGTTTTTAAAAACTTAATTTCCCACTTACATGGATAGGACAATAATAATGTGGCTGGGTCTGATACACCTGTTTGATCACGTGTGAATCCTGCGTATGACAAGCCTTTAAATCTTCGAATTATTCTTTTTATTGTGTTAGTTTCTTCTTCTGATTCTGGCACAAATTTATATGAAAAGTTAAATGAGCGAACACCATTTCCAGAAAATGTAGTATTTGTATTAGGGTTTATTATTGTACCTACTGTTTTAAATCCTTGTTCGGCAGTAAGGCCAGGAGTTATTGCGCTTACTCCTTTCTTGACGAGACCGATCCCTGCTGTTTTGAGTACTTGACCCATCTTTTTTTCTGCACCGAATACACCAAAATCAGTTGTATTAAAGGTTGCTTGATCACTTACACTTAAACCAGTCGGTGCAGGAA